GCAGTGACAAGAATTTTTCGACCCGGTACACGCTCACGGCGATGTCGGTGGAGCAAATCGAAGCGGCGTACCGCGGCGATTGGGTTGCGCGCAAGGCGGTGAATATTCCGGCGGAAGATTCGACGCGTGAGTGGCGCGATTGGCAGGCTGAGAACAAGCAAATCGAGGTCATTGAAGCGGAAGAAAAGCGGCTCGGTTTGCAGCGCAAGGTGAAGCGCGCTTTGATCCGTGCTCGATTGTACGGCGGCGGTGCGATCATTATGGGGGTGGATGGCAATTCTTCAGATGAGCTTGACGTTGAAAGCGTCGGTCAAGGCGGACTGAAATATCTACACGTCGTTTCGCGATATGAATTGCAAGCCGGTGAAATGGAATGGGATGTTCGTAGCGAGTTCTATGGACAGCCGAAACATTATAGGCCGACTGCCAGAGCTGGGAATTCGGCTGAGCAAGCAGATATTCATCCGTCGCGGGTGATCCGCTTTATTGGAAACGAATTGCCCGACCTCTCCCGCTCAGACAGTGGTTGGGGCGATTCGGTCATGCAGTCGATCGATGATTCGGTGAAGAATGTTGGTCTCACTTCGCAAGGCATCGCTGCGCTTGTGCATGAAGCGAAGCTCGACGTGATTAAGGTTCCTGATTTGTCAGGGACACTTTCGACGGAGTTGGCGAAGGCGAGATTGATCGACCGGTTCCAGCTTATGGCGATGATGAAATCCTTAATCAACGTCACGATGCTCGATAAGGAGGAAGATTGGCAGCGTGTGCCGGTGGATTTCGCAGGGCTCCCGGATATCCTTAAGCTTTATATTTTGATTGTGTCGGGTGCAGTTGACGTGCCGGCGACGCGGTTTCTTGGACAGTCGGCAGCTGGTCTCAATTCGACCGGTGACGCGGATATCCGGAATTACTACGACAGGCTCAAGTCGGATCAAGAGACTGAGATACGCCCGACGTTGACGCCTCTTGATGAAGTGCTATTGCGCTCTGCACTTGGAAGCCGTCCGCCCGAAATCTATTATGAGTGGAGTCCGTTGTGGCAAATGACGGAAGGGGAAAAGGCCGACATCGCGGTGAAGAAAGCGAACGCACATAAGGTCGATGTCGAGTCTGGATTGATCCCCGCGGATGTGTTGCGGGAGGTGCGGGAAAATCAATTGATCGAGGACGGCTTTTACCCGGGAATGGAACACGCCATTGAGGAATTCGAGGATCAACCAATCGACGAACGTAATCCGGAAGTGCAAAGGCAGTTTGGAGAGGCGTCGGCGGCGAAGCGCGCCGCGCAACCGCAATTGCAGCAACTTGGTCCGAATGGTCTGCCGATGCCGAATAACGTTGTGCAGCTTCGGCCGGCGAATGGCCAACCGCAGCCGACAGGTGATGCGGAATTCACTTTCATATCGAATGATGGTGTATTCTCCGGATACGCCGTGCGGTGGGGAGAGAAAAGCAAGAACGATGGTTTGGTCTTCCGCAAGGGCGCTTTTACGAAATCAATCGACGCAAAAGGCGAAGCCGGCATCAAGATGCTCTATCAGCATGCCGATTACGACGTGATCGGTGTATGGAAGTATATGGCGGAAGATCGCGTCGGGTTATTCGTCCGCGGGCAAATCAATCTTGATCTTGAGCTTGGCCGCGAAGTTGTGAGCAACATGCAGAAGGGTGCGCTCGACGGGCTGTCGGTCGGGTATTGGGATGCGAAGGTGGAAGGCGGCGAAGTGGTCGAGGCGGACCTCGCTGAAATCTCTATCGTGACATTCCCGGCGTTGTCCGGGTCGCAAGTCGACTCGGTGCCAAAGACGCTGTATGTCCGGCGTGATGTGACTAACGTGAAGGACATCGTTGCGTGGGCGCGTAAGCAGGGATTCGAAAATATCGTTCCTGACCTCCATGTCACAATCATTTATTCGAAGGCGTCGGTTGACTGGATCAAGATGGGCGAGCCGTTCGAGGAAAGGCTCGAAATCAAAGCAGGCGGTCCGCGTGTGGTCGAGCCGCTTGGTGATCAAGGCGCGATCGTTCTTATGTTTGCTTCGTCGGCATTGTGCTGGCGACATGAGGATATGACGCGCCGCGGCGCGTCGCACGATTACGAGGAATTCCAACCGCACATCACCATCAGCTATGATCCAGGTCCGAAGGTGCTTGGTGGATTGGCAAAGCTTGAACCGTATCGAGGGCCGATTGTTCTCGGGCCTGAAATATTCGAGGACATCACATAAACGGAGAAATCCAAAATGTGCGATTATTCTTTGACATCGGTTAAGTCGCGACCTGCGGCGGTTGGCGACAAGCTTGTCGTGGTTAACTTCGGAACCTGCACCGTTGGCTTTGCTCCACAAGGCAGCGGTGAGCCGGTTGCGGTTTGTGTTCTTCCAGGGACAGAGATCGCGTTCGATGGTGAAATCAATGTCCACGGTGCCATCGGTGACATAGCGACTGGTTCTTCGGTCGCCATCTTCCGGCAAATCAATATCGACAATCCGAACACACATCACGACGCGATCGAGTTGCCGGATGGTCGGCGGTTTCTTCTGACCCTTCTTGCTGAATATCAGACGGCCACCGTCCTTCAGATGCCAGCGGCTCCGAAGACGGTACAGGAAGCGCAAGCTCAGAAGCGTATCGCGTACGCGGGTTAATCTACGTTTCGGCCATCTGCTCAGGGTGCAGGCGGACCGATGCCCAACCGGCCGGGGAGTCCTTGCCTCCCCCGCTAAGTCTCCCCGGTCCGGTTGGGAATTTGAGGGCGGAATGTCAGAGCATCCGGCGCTTGGCGTTGTGCTGTGGACTTCTGACGAAAAAACTGGTTTTCGTATCGAGCGCGCTTATTACAAAAGGCATGCGCTTTTGGTCCGCCACACCGGCGATTGGACCATGAGGCAAGTTTGCGTCGGGTATGTGGACGGGAAGCATATCGCGACCCGACCCAATATGCCGCAAATCTGTGAAGCCTTGTTTGCTGTGGTAGATGGCATTTCAAAATGATCTTTTCGGTGTGTGGATGTCCGGAGCGGTTGCGTGTGACAGATGTGGCAACGCGGACTGACCCGACTGGCACTGGCAAAATCCGATCAGGCTTTGAAGGCGAATTGGTCCGGCGGTTCCGCCGGCTGCGCGCGTTGGTCCGGCACGCGGTACTGGACCTCGACGTACTTGGACTGAAATCGACCGGAACAGTAAATTCCGCGATGTTCCGGCGGGTGTTCCAGGGGAGCGGCGCTGGTCAGCCACCTCCCGGTCCGCATGGATTGGCTCTAGGAGGGCCAGCGGACCGCGTACATGCGTTTATGGATTGGTTCAAGGCAGCCCAACGGGACATCGTGATAGACGTGCCAGCAGGGCCGCGAAGCCGGACCACGACCCGCAATATGTGGTTTCATACCTACATAGAGCAGGCTTACCGGAAGGGACGGTCTGACGCCTCTCGACGCAAACGCGGGAGGGATGCGGCAATGGACGCTCCCCCGCGGTTTCGCGCTGGTTTCGGACCAGCCAGCCAGGAACGGATTGACATCATTGCGGCGCGAACCTTCACCGACCTTGAGGGGATCGATGAAGCTACGTCACAAAAGATTAGTCGTTCTTTGACACAAGGGTTGCAGGAAGGGTCGAGTCCGGCGCAGATTGCGCGCGCTATGGCGAACGACATTGAGGGTATCAGCATCACGCGTGCGCGGACGCTTGCGCGGACGGAAATTATCGGTGCACATGCGGAAGGGACGCTCGACGAATATACTGAGATTGGCGTAGAGGGCGTTTCCGTCGAAGCAGAGTTTTCGACCGCGGGCGATGAACAAGTCTGTCCTGAATGCGAAGAACTTGAGGGCAACGTGTATTCGATCGACGAAGCGCGCGGAATGATTCCTGTCCATCCGAATTGTCGTTGTGCATGGTTGCCCGTCGTGTGAGCAATATTGCTCACACAAGAAAGCGGCAATCGTCCTCGACGGTAATTATATGAGAGCGAAGGCGACCGGGAGGTTGAGAAATGTTTTTCTTTTGGGACATTCGAGAGACGATCGAGGATATCAACAGCAATCTGGTTGGTATTAGCGATCGATTGAGTACGCTTGCAAGGAATCAACGTATCTTGATTGAACTTGTCCGGTCGGGTGCTGAGATCTCACCAGAGAACCAAGCGCGACTTGACGAAGTTCTTTCGATAGAGCAATCAGACGTAGCAAAGATCGATGCTGCGATGACCGCACCGGGCGGGTCACCCGGGAAAAAGAGAGGTTCCTGAAATGGCTGCTACTTATCAAGATGTGGTCGCCGCTGCGAAAGCTGCATCCGGCCGCACCGACTCGCTGATTGCCGCGTTCGCGGCAACGAAGGCGAGAGTCGAGGAATTGCTTGCTGCACAAGGTACGGTATCCGCTGAAGTCCAGGCCGGCCTTGACGAAATCTTCGATATCGAAACGTCCGATGCCGCGAAGCTTGATGCGGCGATCGGTCCGCCCGTCTTCCCGGCGTGACGTGAATGCCGGTGCTGCTTGGGATTGGAGCAAGTTCGTTGGTGATCCCATCGAACTAAAATGGAACCGTAAAGACCTCGAAAATCTTCAAACGGTTCTTGCCTCCGGTCAAATCAAAAACCGCCGCGCGGTTGTTCAAGCAGGCGGTTGTCTCGGTGTCTTTCCTAAATACTTGGCGACGGAATTCGACGTGATCTACACGTTCGAGCCGTCGCCGATTTTATTTCCGCAAATGGTGCTCAACGCGCCAGAGCAAAACATCGTCCGCTTTCAAGCGGCGCTTGGATTAGTCCGTGGGATGGTTAATCCGGTTTGCTCATTACGCGGCAATGACGGCAAGACGGTATTGCATGAGGGAATGACGCGCGTCGAGGCGGATGCTGGCGTTATTCCGACGATGAGAATTGACGACCTCAAACTTCCGCATTGCGATTTGATCTATCTTGATATCGAGGGATGGGAAATGTTCGCGCTGCTTGGCGCGCGCGAAACGATCAATCGATGCTGGCCAGTCATCGTTTGCGAAATCAACCGCGGCTGTGAATACGTTGGGGTTACTCAAGACGAAGTGCGTGCCACGATTCGATCTTTGGGGTATTATCACGCTGGTACCATGCGAAGCGATTATATGTTTGTGCCGCGGGAGGCTCTGTGATGGACTCTTATCTTTGGGTGGCCTTTATGCTATTCGCAATGTTGTTTATCTTTGGAGTGGTTGGCATGTTGGTTTAGATGCATCCGCTTTGTTGCCATAGGGAGGCTGGAAAATGACTAACGTCACATGGGCAACTCCTTCTGTCGGTCAGATCACGCGCGAGTATTATGACCGCGTGTTCGAGACCGAACGCAAGCAGTCATATCCGATGATTGACGCGGTTGAGAGGGAATGCGGTTTTGCGGTTAATAAGACGGACTTGCTTGACGCCGCGCGCGTCCTTGCCTGTCCGGTAAAAATCAATCCGCCGAATTGGCAACACGGTCGTTTAATTTATTCGACGGCGCGTATGTACCTTTCGCGGTCGGACTTGGGGCATGTGCCGGCATTCACGTTTCTCGATATCGGAACGGCTAAGGGATTTTCGGCGTTGTGCATGCGGTGGGCGCTTAACGACGCGAAGCGTGAAGGTCACGTTGTCTCTTGCGATGTGATCAATCCGAGTGAACGTGTCCTTCGCAACACGGTTGCAGAGGTCGATAAGCTCCGCACACTTGATGAAATCTTGTTGCCGTGGATATTCGAAGCGAAGCATATCAAGTTTCTCCATTCGACTGGCGGCAAGTGGTTGAAGGAAGGTGTTTCGCGAGTCCATTTTGCTTTTGTTGACGGCAAGCACAATTATGAGTCGGTTTCGAGCGACGCCCGTGAATTGACACGCCGGCAGTTCCCCGGTGATGTAACAATCTTCGATGATGTGCACATCGAGGGCATTGGGAGGGCGGTGTACGAATTGCGCGACGCGTACGAATTAAATGAGGTCGTGGCGATTGCTGGCAAGCGCGCGTATGTGGTCGCGATTCGGAAGGGCAAGCGATGAATGATGAAACCTCCGGACTACGATTCCTCTCCGATCTATACCGATGGCGTGGGAATCGGATGGGTCGGATACGGTATGTTTTTGGAATGGCCAAGCGCTTGTTTCCAGATTTTCGATTTCAAGGAGATGGACGATGATCGAATGTCCGTGCTGCCAC